CTTGGTGGGGATCGTTCTCGAAGCCGGCGACGAACCGCTCGGCCTCTTGAAGCGCTTCATGGAGCGCGAGAAGGGGGGCAAGGGACATGGAACCTCCAGCGCCCGGGATGGGCGTGGAGGCGATTATTTCCCCGGTGGGTAAAGTTGTCTATACCCTTTGGGGAAAGTTGTGGCTTTCTTTTCAGCCCTTTGGGGAAACTTTCTCGGCGTTCGCGGCCATCCTTACCGTTGCGTCGCTTAAGTCCGCCAGCATCAGGCTCATCTCTTTCCCCACTCTGGCAAAGATGAACACCAACAAGCCACCAGCGATGCCTCCGATCGCGGCAGGAAATCCGGCTCGCATGGAAAGCGACAACCCGCCGAGCAGGATTAGGACTGCCAGAACGACGCCGCACCAGTAGAGCAGGTTGGCTACGGCCCTGAACGTGGGGTAGATGCTCGCCGCGCGCAGGGTGTCCACAAACTCTGCTGGGTCTACGTCGGTGCCATCGCCCGCCGTTCGTTGACGGATGGGGGCTGCAGGCGGGGCGCGCCGTGGGGCCTGCGTCTGCGCAACCGCTTCTACCTTGCTGTAGATGGCGCCGCAGTGAGGGCATGCCAGGGTGCTTGATGGATCGATAGAAGCGGTCTGGCCGCACTTTAGACATTGCTTTGAGATCACCTGACAACCTCCTCCCGGTTCCGTGGTTTGAAGATATAGATCCTGGCTGAAGCGCGCTTTTCAGGCTGCGCTTCTATGGCTTTTTGTGAGGGCGTCTGCCTCCCGTGTCTCCACTACAGCTTGCACGGTAGCGTTTAGTCGTATCCAGTCCTCCCTGGTAAGCGCGTCAAGCCTGGCTCGGGCGATTGTGAAAGGCCAATCAACTGGTGCGGATTGCGCGGGCTCCTGCTCGCGGTTGTGCACGTTGTCCATCCATCCAAGCTCCAGCTGCAGCTTGTCCTCCATCTCCCGCGCCATCGGGCTACCCATGTTGTAAGGCTTGCCTCCCCGGTCGTGCCTAACGTTGGCATTGAGTATCCGGGTAAGGGTGGCGGTCTCGTTCCGGGCATAGCCCAGCTTCTCGCAACGGTTCGCCATCCCAGCGTGCTGGTCGACCAGCACTTGCAGGTTGGCGCGCCTAATTTCTTCAACAGTTCGCATCCGGGCGATTCCACTGTCCACAGGGGAAAAAGAAAATTCCCCAATGGGTCTTGCGTTACTTTCCCCATTGGGGAATAAAATGCGCGCCATGGACCTACTCAAATCTTGGTTGACCGGCGGGAGAGGGCGTTGCGCCGGATTGGCACGTCACCTCAACGTCTCGCCCTCGTTCGTGAACAAGATGGCGAACGGCGAGCGGCCCATCCCTGCCGAGCACGGGGCCGACATTGAGAAGTTCACCTTGGGTGTGGTCTCCCGCCCAGCGATGTTCCCTGTGCGGTGGAAACGGATCTGGCCCGAGATGGTGGATGCTGCGACGCACGACGCGGTCGCTCTTGACGTCGGGGATGGCAATGCATAGGCCCATCGCCCGACGCAACCTGTTGGTGGCTGTACTTGTGATGGCGTGGGTCAGGGCAGCCAGGTCGAGCCATGCACGTGCGCCGTTCTTCCGGGATCTCGCCAGCGACGTCGCTGCGTGGGATGCCGCCCGGCTCTCAGATCGCTGGGTGGACTGGTGCGCTACGCGGCCGACCCACTCACTGCCGCCCCGTGCAGCCCAGTCAGCAGAGTAGCCGTGGCCACATCCCCTTCCTTTTCCGCTGCCGCCCCGAACGTGGCCAGCGCTTCCGCGAAGCGCCGCTGCTCGGCCGCCGGCATGTGCTGCACGGCCAGCATGGTCAGCGCGCCCAGCGCCGCCTCGATGGCGTCGATGCGCTGCAGGGCCTCCTCGATTCGCGGTGATGTGTTGGCCGGCATGGATGTGTCCTTTCTTGGTTTCGTGGTTGCCAGGGGCGTGTTCCGCCCCGGGCGCATTTTCCGCCCGGCGCCCGTCATGGGCCTGGGCGGCTTTTTCTTGCGAGGTTTCGGTGCATGGGTTCATGCACCGAAGTCTCTTTTTTTTGCCTCGTCGAGGCATTCCGAATGGTTCCGAAAGATTCGGAACGGTTCGGAACGGGGCCGGAAACCGGCCGGATCACAGTAGAGAGGTGACCCATGGATGACGATGAAATCCTGATGTATGACGATGAGTTAGACGCGGCCAAGGCGGCCGTGCAGCGCCTGGGCGGCGCCAAAAAGGTGGGCGAGATGCTCTACCCGGAGAAGACGCCCGAGGCAGCCGCGCGCTACCTGCTGGATGCGCTCAACCCATCGCGTTCCGAGCGACTGAACCCCGGCCAGGTGCTGCTGCTGATGCGCAAGGCGCGCGAGATCGGCTTCCACGGCCTGACCGCCTATTTCATGCGCGAGGCTGGCTATGCCCCGCCTGTGCCCCTGGACCCGGTCACCGAAACGGCGCGCCTTGCGCACACGCTGGAGCGCGTGATGGGCACTGCGCTGCAGGTCGCGGCCCAGCTCGAGCGCCTGAAGGGGAGCAAGGCCTGATGGACAACTATCAGGATGTCCTGCGCCAGATGGAGTACTTCGGGATTGAGCTGCGCGACCGAGATCTTCGTCTCATGGATGACCGCATCCGCAAGGGCTGCAAGACCACATGTGGCAAAGGCGGGAAGGACTGGTACAAGCTGCACCTGTGGCAGCCAGACGCCGGCGGCACGTATGTTGTCGGCTCGTTCGGCACCTATCGTCATGGCGGCGATTGGCAGCGGGTCGAGATTGACCTGGCGCCGCTGTCCGAGGCCGAGCGCGCCCGCCAGGCCGCCCACCGCAAGGCGCTGGCCGAGGCTGCAGCACTTGAGCGCGCACAGGAGATCGCCAACGCTGCGGCCGAGGCCATCGATATCTGGCGCAAGGGCGTGCGCGCGGCCACGACGCCCTATCTGGACCGCAAGCAGGTGCAGGGCGAGGCCTTCCGTGCGCTCGATCGCCCGCTGTCGCTGCGCTGGCCTTCCCGCAAGAGTGGCGAGGATGACGTGGTGGTGCGCCTGCCGGCCGGCACCACGCTGCTTCCCCTGGTGCGGCCGGATCTGCCGCGTGACCAGGCGCTGCGCGGCCTGCAGTTCATCAAGCCCGATGGCATGAAGATCTACCTGCGGGCCTTCGACAAGCCGGGCTGCTGCATCCGCCTCGGCGAGATCGACGCCGGCAGCACCGCGCTGCTGATGGTGGTCGAGGGCTATGCCACGGGCCTGACAGCCCGCATGGCGGTGGACCACAAGCACCCGGTGTTCGTGGCCCTCGACGCCGGCAACCTGGCCGAGGTCGTGCGCGTGCTGCGGGCGCTGTACCCGGCCACGCGCATCCTGATCCTGGCCGACGACGACTACATGACCAGGGACAAGCGCACGGGCGCGCTGATCAACCCGGGCCGCACGGCCGCTGCCCGCGCCGCCAAGGCCACGGACGGCTGCGATCTGGTCTGGCCCATCTTCAAGGCCTCGACACGGGGGCCGAAGGATACCGACTTCAACGATCTGCACGTCCTCGAGGGCCTGGACGTGGTGCGCCGGCAGCTGGTGGGCGTGGTTGAGGCGATGGCGAGGCGCTATGGCTGAGCACACCGACGATATCGACGCCGGCGGGGCCTCGTTCCCGCCACTGCCGCCACCGCATGCGACCGAAGAGTCGCATGCTTCGTCGGCTCTCGGCGCGCCAGCGCCGCTGGATAACTCTGTCGTGCACGTCGACTTTCAGTCGGGTGTGCGCGTGCCGCCGGGCGAGGCGCAGGCCGAGCCATCTCGTTCGTCGCCCCCCCCCCCCCCCAAAGTGAGCGCAGCTGCGCGCGACTCTGGGGATGGGGGTGGCAAGGCCCCTGCCGACAAGGCCGATCCGCCAGTGCAGGGCAAGAAAAAAGAGAAGACGGTCGATTGGGGGAAGTTCAACCACCTGGCTGAGAACTTCGTGCTGATCTATGGCACTGACACCGTCTGGGATGGCGCTGAGCGGTTGATCATGAAGATCGCGAACATGGGCCACGCCCACGGCGCCGACATGGTCCGCATGTGGAAGGCCAGCGAGAAGCGCAAGACCGTGCGGCTGGAGGACGTGGTCTTCGACCCGACGCTGAAAGCCGACCCGGTCACCACGGTGAATCTGTTCGACGGCATGGCTATGGTTCCCGAGGCCGGCGACGTGACCCCCATGCTGGAGCTGATCACATACCTAACCAGCCGGGCCACGCCGGACGAAGCCGACACCGGCGACATCATGCATTGGCTGCTGCGCTGGTTGGCCTACCCGCTGCAGCACCCGGGCGCCAAGCTGCGCACGGCCGTGGTGATGCACGGCGACGAAGGCGCGGGCAAGAACTTTCTGTTCGACATCATGGTCGCCATCTACGGCAAGTACGGCGCGCTGGTGGGGCAGGATGAGCTGGAGGACAAGTTCAATGACTGGCGCAGCTGCAAGCTGTTCGTTGTGGGCGACGAAGTGTCCAGCCGGGCCGAGCTGGTCCACAACAAGAACCGGCTGAAAGCGCTGATCACCTCGCCGACCGTGCAGATCAATCCCAAGAATCTGACGCGGCGCGAGGAGAAGAACCACATGAACATCGCGTTCCTGTCGAACGAGCTGCAGCCGCTCGCCCTGGACAACTCGGACCGGCGCTACTTGGTGGTGTACACGCCCCGGGCCAAGGATATCGAGTACTACAAGAAGCTGGGCGAGTGGCGCGACAACGGGGGCGTGGCCGCGTTCTACGACTACCTGCTCAAGTACCCGCTTGGGGACTTCCACCCCTACGCCCCGGCCCCCATGACGGAGGCCAAGTCGGCGCTGATCGAGATCAACCGCAAGAGCCCAGAGATCTTCTGGAGCGAGTGGCAGGCCGGCGAGCTGGACCTGCCCTACAACTCCTGCGCCGTCAGCCAGGCCTATGCCGCCTACCTCAAGTGGTGCCAGCGATCCGGTGACCGCTACCCCGAGAAGCAGCCCCGCTTTACCCCCATGGTCGTGCGGTTCTCCGAGGGGCAGGGGTGCCCGGCCCGTGTCAAGCCCATGAACGTCACGCGGCCTGGCGCCGCAAAGAAGACCGAGCGCATGTTCTTGGTGACCGATCCGATCTTCGGTGAGGGCGATCAGCGCATGACAGAGGGCGAATGGGCCACTACTGCGGTGCGGGACTTCGGTGATGCACTGCGCAAGTACATGGGATATGGCAGCGGCGCCCCGTCCCCCGATGGGCAAGAGCCTGAGGGAGGTCAGTGATGCGGACTGGTTACGCCATTACGCGGGCGCGTAACGCTGGAATCCAGCAATGGCGCGGGTTGTTACGCGGTTATGCCGTTACGCGCTTCACGCACATGCATGTGTGTGGGTGTGCGGGTGCGGGCGTGTGTGCATGGGCGCGGGTATGCGTGTGCGATGTGTGCGTAACCGCGTAATCGTGTAACTCGCTAGGCGTGGCGCGGGTTTCGTGTTTACGCGCGCTCGTAACCGCGTAATCACTTCTTTGTTTTTTGAGAAGAGAGGAAGAACAAATGGATAGGCAGGATCTGGCGACGGCAGGCGGCGCGGCGGCCCCGACCCACCCCCTCGGGTATACCCCACCCCCCGGCATAGGTACTCCTGGCGCACGCCATCACGGGGGTAATTCGGCCCCCGCGCGAGCGTTAGTGGCTGGTCTGGGGAAAAGTGAACGAACTGGTGAACGCTGGGGGTCGAAGTGAACGGGCGCGTCGAGCTGGTCACGCAGGCCGAGTACTCCC